CTAAAAGCCGCCTAGTAATTTAAAGTTGCTTATGCAGCTCCTTCTGAACCGTAGATAGTTCTCCAGTCTGTGAAACCGAAAGAATATCTTTCTCTAACTTTGTATCTTAGATTACCAGTTTCAAAATCGCCTTCAACAGCTTTTTTCATTGGTGATCTTACAAAGTGTTTCATTCCATCAGGACAATCAGTCATAATGAAGTATTGATCAGGGTCAGTTAATCTTTGGTTAACTGTTACTCCGCCTGGAATCATACCCATATTTCTCATTGCATTGATATCATTGTCCGCAGTTCCTGGTCTTAAATTAGACTTCAGGATTCTTTCAGCAATGAACACCAATTGAGGTGGAACGATTAGTTTTTGTCCAGTTAATGCAATTGGTATACTTCTGTCATCAACCGCAGTTGAGATTTGAATCAGTAACTGCTCTAAAGAAGTTTCTGATAAATCTGCCGCTGTTGATAAAGTGTTAGAAGCAGTACCACCGCCACCTAGTGGGTGAGAAGCGTTCAATAAAGAAACACCATCGCCACCTACTGAAGTAGTAGTTGCATTGTTTAGGATGTTTGCACCTTTGATTTCTTTAGTGTGTTGCATTGATCTTGCTAAAGCTCTAGCATATTTTGCTCCTAAAGATCCGTATAAACCATCTTCTTCAGCTTCCTCAGTGATTGAGAATGCTAAAGCTACAGTTTCGTGTACGTATCTTGAAACGAAGCCTTCTCTGCCTGACTCGTAAGATATTGCAGCACCTTCAGCTTTTGTAGGTGCAGCACCGAAGCCGACCATTTGTACATCTTCTTCGAATGCTTTTTGCGATTGCTCGATAGAGTAGATTTCTCTCCACTGTTCTGGATAGTTATCATACTCCATACCAAACACGGTATTTAAACCTAGATTGAGCTGTTTGGTAAATAGTGCTCTATTTAATGCCATAGTTCAATCTCCTTATACGCCAGCACCAGCACCGCCAACACCGTATAGTGATTTATTAATAACCACTTCTACTTTTGCGTCTGCGCCGACTGCATTGTTTGGTTCATCAACTAATCTTAATATTCTTAAAACTTTAGATGTAGTTGCTAAAGTAGCAATATCTAATTCGTCTGTAGAATATCCGAAAGTTGAATTGAATGTACCGATAGTTACGTTTGCTAACTCACCAACATTGGCTGCAGCAAAAGTACCATTACATTGTACTTTATAAGTGATGTTTGGATCATCATATACAAGTGCTTTAACATCTGTATTTGCTTTTACATCTGTATTTGCGTTCCAAACTTTAGAGAACTTGACGTCTCCAGTAGAGTTTTCAATATACTCAACTCCGTAGAATACGCCTAAAGCATTTCCTCCAGCTGTACCTCTAATTACAGTTCCGTCTGTAGTCATAGTAACTAAGTCGCCACTTGCAATTGTAGTGCCGTAAGAGTTTGCAATAGGATATTCTTGGGGTCTGATAACTCCACCTGTTAAGTGTCTCAAAGGTATAAAACCTTGAGGGGCATCTGTATTTGCCATAGTTATAACCTCCTAAGTTATAAGTTGCTTTTTTACTCTTTAAAGCCGCCTCTTGTAACTGAAGTCTTGAAGGTTTTACTAATTGGATTTCCAGGTTGTTCTACTTTGTGAATATCTTGTTCGACTGATCTCATTAAGTTTTCAGTCATTTGAGCGTAATATTCATTACGTTGATTTACCATTTCTTCAGGCATTTCACAGAGTACCATACCTTCAATACCAATGTAACCAGCAAATTTGCCATGTTCAATCGTAGGAAAGTTTTGAGCGTTCTTGACAGTTTTAATGTCACGAGGTTCCCAACCTTCTCTCATACGTTTAGCAACGTTTGTTGGCTGTTCCTGTCCTAGTACCATGGTTGCAATCCATCGCTGTTTAAAACCAGGTCTTGGTTCAGGAGCTTCAAGTAAATTACTTGGGCGCCATTGTGAAACTCTAGTTGAACTTTCAACTCTAGTTTCGTGTTTTATCTTATTGTCTTTATTCATGTCGTGCTCCTATCTGTCACGTATTGGTGCTAAAGTTTTTTACTTCTTTAGCGAACCGTTTTAGTGCCGCTTCATCATTGATATCAATGCCGAAATTTTTAGCTGTTGCTAAATCATCCGCAGTTAGCTTAACTCTATTACTGTTGCTAGTTTTTTTACGACTAACTCCAGCAACTGGAGATTGCACTCTGTTAGTTTTTTGTACCACATTTTGGTCATCATTGGAAGTGTTTTCGTCTGATTTTGAGAAGAATTTAAGACCACTAGATTTTAGTCGTCTATCCATTTCTTCATAATATTCAGGATCATTCACATCCCAACCTTCTTCTGTAAGCTCTGAATCAATTCCATAAGCCATAGCAGTTTCTTTTCTATAACCAGGTTTATTGAACCATTTAGAGTTTTCTTTTACCCAATCTTTAGCTAAAGGAGGAGTTTTAACATCTTTTTTCTCCTCTTTTTTAGGTTTAGATTCAGCATATTCAGAAGTTTTTTGCATTTGACCTCTTAAATCAGCCATTTTTTCATAAAGTTCTACTTGTTTATCAGTATTACCTTCTTCAATAGCCGTTTTAAGCTCTGCAGATACTGATTTATGCTGATTAGCAAGAGATTTATTAGCTATATCATAAGTTTTTGTCTCTAACTCAGCTAATCTCTGCTCTAACTCAACAGCTTTTTGTTCAGCTTCTGCTCTTTTTGCCACTTCTTTTGCAATTCTTTTACGAACTTTCTCTGAATAAGGCATATCTTCAGAGTAAGGAGGAGCTTTTGGCTTTTCCTCTTGCTGTTTAGTTTCTACTTTCTCATCTTGAGCTTCAGAAATATATTTATCAATTGGATTTTCAGGGACTTCAATTTCTTTGTCCGCTGAATCTTCTCCTAAATTGACTTCTAACTCTTTCTGCTCTTGCTTTTCTTCTTCTATCATAGTTACTCCTATGTTGTCATTAGTCTAAACTAACGTATATTATAATTGTTGAGATACAACTTCTGGATTGTCCAATGTTGCTAATATCTCATCGTCATTAATTATCACCATCTTTACTTTTTGTACAGAAATCTTTGCTCCTGCATAACGACCAAATACTACCCAATCTCCTACTTTACACCAAGGAGCTTTTCTATCAGAGTAACACTCTGGTCCCATTGCGATAACTTGACCAACGGAATTTAAATAACTTTGTTGTTCTTTACTATTATCAGTTAATATAATTCCACCTTTTGTTTTTTCAATTACACCTCGTGGTCTAATTAAAATTCTATATCCAGCTGGTACAGGTACCTTTTCTGGTGTAGGCACATCACTATCTGTTGCCCATATATCCGCATTAATCATCTTCGTCTATTGTTCCTTTCTTGTAACGTTCAATAGTTTCATTAATTATTTCTAATGATTTATCCAAGCCTTGTGCCATACCATGCACACGTTTGAATTCTTCTATGTTATCTACACCTTTAGACAACAAATTTTTACCTAAATTATCTTTATACTCTTTTATCTGTTTCTTGATCGCTTGAATCAGCTGTTCCATTATTGAGTTCTTTCTGTATAGTTTCTAATAAGTCATCAAAACTTTTATTCATTTCTTCACTGACTTTTGCGAATACTCTTGGTTTGACAACTTTAATAGAAAGATTTTTATTTTCTAAATACTTTTTAGCTTGTCTAATTGTTTCTGCTTTTACAGACATATTACTGTTCACGTCTTGCGACTTTCGATGCTGCTTCTACTATCTTAGCTTTTGTTTCAGCATCTTTTCTAGCGTTTTGTTTTTCGCTATTTTTAACGCCCTCTTGGAATCTAGCTTTTCTAATATTTAATTCTTCTGCTTTAAGTTGTAATTGAGCTTGCTTCTCTTGCATTTCCATATTTTGTTTTTGTTGCTCAGGACTTTGTGGCATTGAGCCTATTAGCTGTTGTGCCGCCTGAGCTGCAGCCGCTGCAATTCTATTTTCTTGTTCAATAGAAATTTCTTTAGTATCTTCGTCTTTAAGCTCTTTATTAATTTCACCTGAAGAAGTTGGTATACCTTCAGGCATTTGAGCTTGCATTTGTTGTTGATATAAATAAGCAGTGTGTTGACCAATATGAGCTAACATCTGTCCATATAAAACTTGTTTCGCTTCATCACTTCCAGCAAATCTAGGATCTTGCATAAATTGTTGGTGTACAGCAATGTGAGCAGCGTGATCTTGTTCTTCAAATACTTTAATAGGTTTTCCATTTAATAAAGCCATATTCTCTGATACTGGATCACGTCTTGGTATATCTTCATCTTCAATAATTAAATTATTATAATCTGGAACATTTAATGATTGTAAAAATCTTCTATAAGCTTCTTTAACATCAATAATGTTAGGTGCTTGTTGTGCTAGTTGTAATCCAGTTTGTGCTAACGCAATTCGCTGAGCCTGACTAAATATATTAGGATCGCTAACAGGGACGACATTGATAGCACTATCAAAATCTTTTCTTCGTATTTTTTTAGTTTCTCCAATAACTTCGTAAGGATAGACATCATCTAAATATTCTCCGTTTAGTTCGTATATTAATTTAAATTCTCTACCTTGAGCTTGATGTAATCTTTTATGAATAGCAGAGAATACTTTACTTCCTTGTTCTATTAGAGCAACAGTCGTTCCAACAGGACCACTACCTGCAGATTGACCTACCATAGCGTCTGCAATACTTGCAAAACGTCTACCTGATTCTGTAAGTACACCTAATAAATTTAAAAGAGTAGGTGAAGGTTCTTTAAATGGTAGAGGGATAAATGACTTACGAAGATCATCTCCGTAAGCTTCAACCTCCACCCACTCTCCGGGAGAAACTGTTATATCGCCGCCTTCTATTCTTGCACCTTTAGCTCTAAAGCCACCATTTAAATTACTAAACGCAGCTGAATCTAATAAAGCTCTAAGTGCTCCAGTAGAAGCGTGTTGTAAACCGCCAATCATTTGAATTAAACCAAAACCGTAGAATCCTAGACCTGGTAAATATTTATAATGAATAAAATAAGTTCTTTTTCTTTTTAGTGTATCATCTTCTTTCCAGTTTCTTCTAATAGCTAAAACTTGTTCAGAGTCATAATCAATAGTTATAATATAAGGTAAAGCAATTCCATTTTCATCTTCACCTAATTCTAAATTAGCATGTACTTCTAATACAGTATGCATTTTATCTGCAGCTGAAGATGTCATACCTTCTAATTTTTGTACAGTCTGTTCTACTTGATCTGTATTTTGATCGCTTTCATTTTTACTTAAAGGTATATCTCTATAAAATCCAGATATTTGATATTTTTTAATTTCATTACGAGAAAGTTTCATTATTTGAGTATATCTCTCTGCAGTTTCTAAATCTGTATTTTGATATGAAATTACAAAATCTTCTGCGGGTACAAATTTACTACAAATTCTATCTAACGTATTATCAAAATATATTTTTTTAAAAGCAGAACCTGCTAGTGCTAAATAAAATAACATTTGATCTAATTCATTAAAGTAATCTGTAATTTGAGATGTAACTTGATAATTCATAAAGTCTTGAACACGCTGAGCTTGCTCTATTTTTTTATCAGTTTGATTTCCATAAATTTGAGTTTTTACAGGGCCACCCGCTGGAAACATTTCAGCAACTGCTCTAGCTTGAAACTGAGTTGCAGCTTCTGACATTAGTGGATGATGAACACCTGAAGCACCTGGAAAAGGATCATTACGATCCTCTACAACTACTCCTAACATTTTTAATCCTTTAGAGTATTGATCTTCCCATTGCTTTCTTGAGTTCTTATCATCTTCAAAAGCTTTAATTAAATCTTTTCCTATATTTCTAATTTCGTTTTCTTCAAGTTCTTCTGCTAAATTAGAATAATGATTTGATTCAAAAACTTCTTCGTCTTTATCAGTTTCGTCTTGATCTACATCAACTAAAACTTTTTCACCATCTTCATTGGTGTATTCTAGTTTCTTTTTTTCTAATTCAACTTCTAATGCCATTATGCTTTGCCTTTTTTTGGTTTCTTTTTACGTCCGTCAGCTCTCCTGTTTTTATCTTTTTTACCTTTTAAAATATCTTTATCAACTTTCGCAGCTTTTCCTCCAGTAAGAGCTGAATTAACTCTTGCCATAGCCCATGCTTGAGGAGTTACTCCTTTACGGTGACCACTTGTTCTATATGCTGCTAAACCTCTATTATAAATAGCTCTAATTTTAGAAACAGGAACTCCTGTTTTTTTAGATTTATTTTTAATTGCTGTCGCTGTGCTTGAACTTGACTTACCCATACATTCTCCTAAACTTTTTATTATGTTTACTTTCTTTTTTTGAACCTACAAACTTTCCACCTTTTTTATCTCCTGGTAAAACTCCTGAACCTTTATTATCTTTATTTAATTTTTTTAAAGCAGCTTTTCTTTTTTTTCTTAATTCACCAGATGTTCCAGCTAAATATTGTTTTTTAACTTTTCTTTTTTTATTTTTAGGTTTACTCATTTGTTGTCCGAATCCTGTTCTACTTAATACCATTATTTAAAACCACGTCTCATTTTAGCGTATTGCTTTTTTGAAATCGTTGATTTTGATTTAGGTCTACTCTTACCAGCTTTACGCCTTTTGTTAATGTTTGCATACAGTCCTGGTTTACTCATAAATACATAATACCTCCTGGTTCATACCAAAATACAATCTATCATTACTTTATAAACAAAAAAATCGCCAGAATAAAGTAAATTATCCTGGCGACCAAACTTAAATAAAAGGTATTATTTGTCGAACATAGCTTTCACATCAGCTGCCCAGTCTTTGTAAAACTGAGAAACTTTGCTTGAATAACTAGTCCAGAATTCTTTTGATTTTTTATAATCAATAAAGTCTAATGGATTAAACATGTCTAACTCCTTATTAGTATTTAGATACCATATAGGTATGATTTTGTAAATTTAAACCCTTTGGATTAGGCCTATCTCCTCCATTCACATTCTTCGTATTCATTATTATAGTCATATTCTTGAAAATTACCAGCATTCATGCAGGGTCTCCCATTTCGATACATCTAAATTTAATAAAATATTTTTGTTTAATAACATCTTCTTCTCCTAACGCCATAATAATATTATGACTTTTCTTATAGCCTTTTTCAAGACACTCGAAATAGTTAGGATAATACCCACCTTCTATCGGTGGCATACATACACTTTCTACATAAGAACAAAGTATTATACCTAACATATACTTCATTACTTACTCTCGATAATAATTTTTTTAATACTTTCACTACCATCAACATTTTTATCAATAATAGCTTTAACTTGACCACACATAAGTTGTTTATTTGTCATATCCATATTTCTTGTTGCAATTCTTTTACCTTTTAAACACTCGGACATTGAATTTTGAACACGATGCTCAACAAGTTCACCATTTAAAAACAAGCATAATGCAATAACCATTTTAGTCATTATTTTTTCCTTAATAAAACAATTAATATGACGCTAAAAAATCCCCAATACCAAAAACAATAACTAAATGCTTTGCTAAAAAAATTAGGATCCAGATATTTTAAAAAAAAATTAATAAGTTCTGTTTCCATTAGTGTTTACCATTTCCATTTGCAAATTTAATATCACGTGTTGCATCTTTTAATTTCTCTAAATCTTTTTTAATTTTTTCAATTTCTTTTGTGTGTTGATTTAACATCACACCTGTATGCACATTATCTTCTAGTTGTTTTTGCATTTTTTCTATTTGTTTAGCTTGCCATTCTAAGAGCATAAATTGTTCTTGGTCTACAGGTTTTTGAACACTTGCTTCTAATAAATCTTTTTCAAATAATTTATTTCTTGTCTCAAGATTATTAAGTCTTTCAATTACAGTAAATGCAAACCATGCGCCTAAAACGATAGCTGTAATTAAACCCAATAAATTTTTTAATGGCAAACCAATATTAGTATTTTCACTTATCTTCATATTATTTTACCTAATAACATTATTGCGACAGCCCCCACCGCCGCTAGTAATACCCAATAGATTTTATCTATCTTGCCACCCAATTTATCAATATCTTCATGCATATGTTTAAGATGATTATTTTTAATTGTACTTAATTCTTTTTTTAATCCAGTAATATGACCGTACAGAGCTATGATATGTTCACCTGTCGTTTTAGGTGCTTTTGCCATTTATTAAATTCCTTTTAATTTAGGATTAATTATATTTTCCTGGGCTCTAGGGCGACTTTGTCTTTGTTTAAAATGATAAGTCGATTGGCCCTTTGAAAGAGCTTCTTTTAACTTATTTTTAATTTGTAATTTAAAATCTTTTGAGTCCATAAACACCATTATACCAAAATGAACAAAAAAGTTCTAGTGTTATTTTAGCAACGCCATCTTCTGCGAGCTTGTCTTATTCTACTATTTGGATTATTTCTAGTCTTAGCAGAAGAACGTTTTAATTGGCCTAATGATCTTGCACAATAGCTTCTTCTTCTGGCTGCACGTTTACCTTTAGGATTTTTTTCAGTTACTGCTGTTTGTAATTTAGAACCAGGATTAGCTCGTCTATAAGCTCTAACACCTTTACGTGTCATGCCTGCTCCCTTTTTAGTCGGTCTAAAATTACCCGACTTTACAGAAGTTTTAATTGGCTTTTCTTTTCTTCTTTTTGGTCTTATTCTTGTTCTTCTTCTTGCCATACATTTTACCTTTACATGCCATTAAACTCTACCTTGTCCTCTGTTTTTCTTTTTAGTAAAAGACTTATTAGGTCTCTTAGCGTGTTGGCCTTTTCTTCGCTTAGACTTTTTCTTGACGTAATTATCTACGCCAAAGCCTTTAGCTTTTTTTGCCACCTTTTTTCTTTTTCTTCTTTGCCATAGCTTTCATTATCGCCATGCCACGTTTTTTTTCATAACTAGAAAGCTTACCATCTTTATTTAAATCAGCTTTTTTCATATTTTTCTTTTTATTTTTTTTCATTCTCGCTCCTGTTATTTTTGAGTTTTGTAATCTTCCTAAACCTGATCCTGATCCCGCTGTCATTTTAGTCATTTTTAGTTTCTCCTTCTTCATTAAAATCTTTAGCTTTATTAGTATGCGTAAACCCTTCTTTCTCTGCAGCTTTATAACCTTTATCTAATTTCTTTCCTTTATCTAAAGCAGCAGATGCAGCAGCAGTCGCTCCCATGCCCATAAATCCCATCATTGGAAGTCCTAGATCAGTTGGGTCTTTTCCAAAAGCTTTATCTTGTTTTCTTTCTTTAGGTGTCTTTTTAAATTTAGGTTCTTTTAATAATTCTGTTTCGCTCATTAAAACATACCGCCAGTTGACTTTGTAAACATACCACCAGGAGTTGCACCTGATCTTTCTAATTGAGTTTTAGGTCCTTTTTTAAAAGTTTCTTTTTGTACTTCTATTTCTTCTTCAGGTCTCATATTAATTCTTGCTGGATTCGTATGTTCAAAGCCTTCTTTTTTTGCTTCTTTAACACCTGCGAGTGGATCGTAATTTGTGCCTTTTACATTTTGTGCTAAATCAGCTAGGCCTTTTGCAGTTTCAACTTGATATCCTTTACTCATCTTTTTCTCCTTCGTCATTAAAAGATTTTGCTTTATTCGTATGAGTGAACCCTTCTTTCTCTGCTCCTGAATAACCTTTAGAAATATCTTCTAAAGTTTTTTTTATAAGTTTTCTTTCTTTATCAGAAATTTTAGATTTAGCAGGTGGAGTATATTCTTTATCCATCGCTTTTATATCATCACCCATAGATCCTTTTTTAGGCTTAATCTCTTTAGCTACTTCTTTAATATCAGAATATTTATCGATATCGTTAGACATTAAACCTCTGTTGAATCGTATTCTTTAATTTCTTTAGGTTTCTTTTTAGGAACAACTTTTTTTGGTTCAGGATCTTTTTCAGCTTTTCCTAATGACTCTTCTATTTTTTTAATATCTTTCTGAGAAGCAGGTGGCATTTTTCTTGCTTCTCTTTTCATCAGTTCTTCGTCTGGTGACATTTCTACTCTTGCTCTATTAGTATGAGTAAATCCTTCTTTAAGAGCGTCTGCAAGTCCTTCTAATCTTTTGTACTTATTACTCATTATGATATCTCTATTTCAATTTCAAGTTTCTTCATCATCTTAGCTCTAGCTTTTTGTTCTGCTTCAACTTCTTTTACGATTTCATCACCAGGATTTAACATCGCTTTTTTTAACATTGCAGCATCCTCTTTTGCGCTAGGAAACTTTTCATAAAATCTTTTATTCGCTGCAGCAACATCTGCGACTGAATAATTTTTCATTTTTCTATCCATCATCTTCAAAATCCTCCGGGGTTGATGTTCTTTCGTTTGTTATATTCGAAAAACATGTTTGTGTAAAGCTTGGAAGCATCTGGTTACTAATTAAATTTTGAGGGTGGCCTGTTTGCCAAGCGATACAAGGAACTCCTTTTTCGTCCCATGCGACCATAGCAAATCCTTTAATATCTACTTTATTA